CGGCATCGGCAACGGGATCACGGGGATCAACGCTGTCGTGGGTCTGCAGGGCAACGAGTACTACACCAACCCGGAGCAGGAAGTTCGGGGTGTCTCCTACGTGGTGCGCAACACTCGCACGCTGCCTGATGAGTCAACGCTGGGGTGGGACTTCTTCGGGGTCGCGGGGATCGTGACCGTGGAGGCTGGAAACACGCAGGAGATCATCGGGAACCAGAAGGCGGTTGTCGGCGAGTTGTACTTCAACGCCCCCACGAGTGGCAGTTACCTCGTACGCAAGGCCCACAACTTCCAGGCGTCCGCTCCAGCCATCGGGGCGAACGTGACCGTGACCAACTGGTACGGTCTCGTGGTCAACAGCCCCACGGGTTCGGGGACCATCACCAACGGGTTCGGTATCTACATCGAGTCGATGAGCCTGCCGACGACCAAGGCCGCGATCCGCATCCTGGGCGAGGATGACGCCGGCCGGATCATGTGGAACGACACCAGCATCACGCAGTTGTCGACGAACAAGTTGCAGATCAACCTCGGCACCACCATCGTCAAGGAGGACTCCAGCGGCAAACTGGAGTTTGATCTTGACGGCAAACTGCTCGTGTTGACCGATCCTCTGGTGGCCACGACCGTGGGTGCCGCAGGCGGTGCATCCGCGCTTCCCGCGACCCCGCAGGGCTACCTTCGTGTACTCATCGGTGGCACCGAGCGCAAGATCCCCTATTACCCGACCTGATCATGGACGCACAGACCCAACTCAACGAGGCAGTGGCCCTGCTCATCGGGAACCTGACTATCGAGAATCAGGCACTGAAACTACAATTGCAAGCGGCCCGCGCTTTGCTGGAACAACTGCAGCCCAAACAACCCCCGCCCCCATGAAAGGAGACCGATGAGCGATGAACAAAAACTCACCGACTCCGAGATCGCAGAGATTCGTGCAGCCAAAGTAGAAAGGGACCGATGGAAATGGCTTCTGAACATGTTTCGACGGGTGGCTTTGTGGACCGTCGCTCTGGTTGCCGGACTTCACGCCTTGATCGAAAAAGGCGCGGAGTTGCTGAAGTGGCTCCAACAAAAGCCATGATGCTCGACGAACTGGCGCACCGGTATCGGTGGGTCGCATACTGCGTCATCGCCGCTTCAGTGTACCTGCACAATCTATGACGCTCGCTGAGATGCTCACACGGGACGAGGGTCGGGTGCGCCATGCGTACCAGGATCACCTCGGGTTCTGGACCATCGGGGTCGGGCGGCTGATCGACCAGCGCAAAGGTGGCGGGCTCTCGGAGGACGAGATCGACTACCTTCTGCACAACGACATCCGGCGCAAGACGGCCGAGGTCGCCAAGGCCCTGCCGTGGCTCTCCAACCTCAACGGTGCCCGCCAGGCTGTGCTCGTCGGCATGGCGTTCCAGATGGGCACTGAGGGCCTCCTGAAGTTCAAGAACACCCTCGCCATGGTCCAGGCCGGCGACTACGAGGGTGCTGCCAAAGGGATGCTCCAGAGTCTGTGGGCTCGGCAGACACCGGAGCGTGCGGCTCGAATGGCCAAGCAGATGCGAACAGGAGAGTGGACATGAACCCCTTGATTCTCGGACCCATTCTGGAGGTCGGAAAGCGGCTGATCGACAACCTGTTCCCGGATCCTGCGGCCAAGGCCAAAGCGGAACTCGACATGATGGTCCTGCTGCAAACGCAGGACTTGCAAAAAGTCATGGGTCAACTGGAAATCAACGCCGCCGAGGCTGCGAACCCCAATCCCTTTGTCGCAGGCTGGCGACCTTTCATCGGCTGGTGCTGTGGTCTCGGGTTCCTGTGGGCTGCGATTGGTCATCCGGTGTTCGCCTACGTGGCCACCGTCAAAGGCTGGCCTGCGGCCCCGGCCATCGACACCGATGTGCTGCTGTACGTGCTGGGCGGGATGCTGGGGTTAGGGACACTGCGAACGGTAGAGAAGGCGAAGGGGGTGGCGTAGATCGGTCACGCCTCCCCCCATGCATCGTCAATGATTTTTGTCAGCCGCTTAACTTCCTCCCGCAGCCGCGCATTGTCCGCAGCACTGACAGCAGCGGCGTGGGCGTGCATCTGCTTGCGATCCCATACAGATTCTCCAAGCATCCCGCTAGAGCCTGCGATGTATGCGGGATCAGGCAGCGGTACATCACTCATGGTGCTTGACCCCCAAAGCGCGGACGTAATCCACGGCGTTCATGTATTGCTTATTCCTTAACGCTTGCGCCGCACCCTCCAGCACCAGCCTCGCCACTTCGAGGTCGCGGGCGCGAAGTTGTGCTCGTGTGTAACCAAGATAATCTTCTGGAAACGCCGGCTCAAAGCCCGGAGGACAGTCCCAATCAGGCAGCGGCGGCAGGGTGATGGTGGTCATTTGGGCACCTCGTCGTCAGTAAACTCCAGTGTGATGGACGCTTCTGCGTGCAAATACGGAGAAAGAGCGGCGGAAGCAGTGTGCACCAACTCAACGTTCTTGCCGCGCACTTCCCATACTGCACCGCAAGTGCAATTCAAATCGAAGGGTGGCACAGGGGCGGCAGAGCATCCCGGCCCGTTCTGGTTGTGCTTGGCCGCGATCTTCATGGCATGCGCAATGTCGCCTGTTGCCTTGCGCCTCGCTTCCGTGTCGTCGCGGAAGGCGTACAGCGAATTCTCGAAGTTGCTCGCCAGAGAGTGAATTGCCGTCACCAGTTCATTGCGGGCGCAGGGCACAGGGGCGGGCTGTGCTGCCAAGAATTCGTGTATCTCATCGCACAGTTTCCTAGCCAGCGTCGGGTAACTTTTTTCCAACAGGGGCAGTGCCTGCTGCAATAGTTCTCTGCTCATAGTGGTGCATCCTCAAAGTTGTCGGGGTTGAGTGGAATAGGCTGCGCCGGTTGGGCAGGCGGCAGCTTCGTGGGGAATGGCCAGTCGCTCATTTTGATTTTCTTCCGGGCCTGAGAACCACCACTTTCTCCAAAGTGGTGAACCTGTGATTGTTGAAACACTGATAGCGTCTGCGGACCCCTTCGGCGTGTTTGCGGGTCTCCAGCGTGTCAGCGGGCTTGCCGCACTCGGGACACTTCACAGCAGACCATCCCGGCGCATGTAGTCCAACTCACCCTTCATGGAGTCCGCGACTTCCTGCGCCCGGGTTTCCTGATCGGCGAGATCCTCGTCGAAGTCTTCCTCGGGTGCGCTGAAGAAGATGTCCCCGAGCCAGATGATCGCCATCACGGCGCAGATGGCACCGATTATCCAGAGTTGAGTGACGGTCATGCTGCCTCCCTCGCTTTCAGTTGGCGAACCACATCGGCGTGATACCGCATCATGGCCTGGTGATACTCGGCAGCAGCCAAGTGCTTGACCCACTGGCGCTCGGACTCCTCGATCTGTCGCTGCGCGAGGGTCTTGGCGCTGGGTAGCCGGAACAGTTCAATCAGGGCTTTCATCATCTCTCCTTTGTTGTGATGTGCAACAGTGTAAAACAATTAAATCCCGCGTGTCAAGCGGTATTGCTTCACGGCATTTCGCAGCCCCGCCTGCGTCTGTGCCTTCTCGTCCAGCGCCATCGCTTGCGCCTGATCCAGCGTGTCCAGCACCATGATCCGGTGGCAGATCACAGGCGCCCCCTGACCCTGACGCCGGATGCGTGCATTCATCTGGTCGTACAGGTCCAGGCTCCAGTTGAGTCCGTACCAGACGATTATGTGCCCGCGTGCCTGGAGCCCATCAATGCCATGACCCATGCTCGCCGGGTGGCCGATCATCAGGGCGCAGTCCCCCGAGGCCCACCGGGCCATGGCGTTGGTGAGCGCAGCCTCTGACTTGCACTCGGTCAGGTTCACAGGACGAAGGTGCTTGAACTTCTCCATGATCCTCTCGGCGTCACTCCGGTAAGCGTAGGCGCACAGTACCTGCTGGCCCTGTGCCTCGTCGATGATCTCCTCCAGCGCCTCCAGCTTGAGGTCATGGATCGGCTCCCACAGAGGCATCCCGGCCACGGGGTACATGGCGCCGTTGGAGAACTGGAGGCACTTGTTGGTCAGAGAAGCCTGGTTGAACATCTCGACCCCCTTGCCGCTGTCAAGCTGGATGAACAACTCCTTCTCCATCCGGTTGTACAGGGTGCGCAGGGCCTCGGGCAACTCGATGCTGACATCGTTGACCACCATGTCGGGGAGCGGGTTGTAGTCGGCAGCAGACATCTCCAGCGTGATGTCCCCGATCAACTGCTTGATCTCGTCCTCGGCCCCGTCGTAGGGCACCTCGCGGTGTGGACCCTCCTTGCGATAGAACCGCTGCCTGAACGCAGTCTTGCTGGTCCCCAGGCGCAAGCCCTTGTCCACCACGAGGTACTGCCCGTGCAGATCCTTGTACCCATTGGAGGCCGGGGTGCCCGTGAGTCCCGTGGTCCACTTGAAGTGGGGTAGTATCTTCTTGGTGGCTTTGACTCGCTGGGTGTTCGAGTTCTTGCACTTTGATATTTCGTCCCACACGAGCCCGTCGAACGGTGGGTCGCGGTGCTTGGAGATGAAGTAGGTGGCCAGCGTCTCCGCGAGCCACCCGAGGTTCTCGTAGTTCACCAAGTAGATGTTCGCCGGCCGCAGGAGAGCCCGAGTCCGCTGGTCCTTGGTGCCCGTGAGCAGCGAGAACGTCAGGTGCTTGGTGTGCTGCCACTTGAGAGCCTCTTGGCGCCACACGAGTCGGATCACTCGGATGGGGGCCACGATGACCACACCTCGCAGGAACCCGCAGGACAACAGGTGCGCGATGCTGGTGAGTGTGATGGCGGTCTTGCCCAGGCCCATGTCGAGCCAGAGCATCGTGGCCGGGTGGGTGCATTGGAAGTTGACCGCGCTCTGCTGGTAGGGGAACAGTTGCGCGGGGGTCAGCACGGTCGGCACTCCATGTAGGCTCGAATCACTTGCTCCGCGACTTGCGGGACGATGGCGTTACCGTAGGCGCGCAGTCGTCCCACGCGGTTGGATACCCCATGAGCCAGCGGGAATGTGCCGGGTTCAACTGGCCTCCACTTCCCGTCGCGGCAGGGGAGCCAGTCGGCTCGGGACCAAGGTAGGCCTTGACTTGCATGTTCAGGTCGCTGAGAGTCAACCCCATCGACTGAGAACCTCGATCCATTGATTCCTGCTTGCGCTCCAAGAATCGCTCCGGTGTTCCATTGGCCTGCTGTGCCTGCGGAGTCGCCCAATTCGACAGCCACACCGTCCTCCCGAGCAGCGAGTTCAATTCCACGTTGTCGCACTGGCTCCCGTCCTTCCAGTCTCTTGTTGTTGTTGGCCAGCCAACTAGGCCACCCATCAGCAACTCCCCCTTGCGCTTCCCGCTCCTGCTGGTCTGACCTCCCTCCATCGTGTTGGGCGTGGGCCAACTCGTGAGGTTCACCGCTCCCGGCAGTTTCCAGAACCGCTTCCTCTCCGACCCATCCTTGGTCTTGGGTCCGTAGCAGTGCGTGCTGCCCAACTCGTCGTTGACCAAGGGAGTCGGCCAACTGGTCATGGCTGCTGCGTGATGCAGGCTCACTCCACGGCTGGCTCCCCGACTCGCTGCGTCGATTGTGATCTGCCGCAGGGTCTCCCCGTCCCGCATGTTGTTGGTGTCTGGAGTCGGCCAACTGGTCATGTGTACCTCGTCCCTCAGTTTGTAGTGACCCGCTGTCCCATTGCGAATCTCCATGACCCCGCCCTCTCCGTCCGATTGTGTTGGACTCCGCCACGAACCAGAGCCTTTGTCGGATATGCGGAGCCCCGACGCCCGCAGCAGGGACACCGACTGCCCCGAAGGCGTAACCTTCACCTTCCAAGTCATCTTGAACAAGATCGAGCCAGCCGTGGTTAATCGCTGCATCAACCTGTTCACCAAAGACTGTTGGAGGTCGCAGTGCCCGTACAAGATGGAACCAATGCGGCCATAGGTGCCGCTCGTCAGCAGTCCCTGCTCCTTGGCCTGCAACGCTGAAAGGCTGGCAGGGGCAACTGCCGGTCCAGACGGGTCTGTCGTCGGGCCACCCGGCGAGTCTGAGGGCCAGGCTCCAGCCTCCGATGCCGGCGAAGAAGTGACACTGGGTGTACCCAACCAAGTCGGAAGGTCGGACATCTGAGATTGATCGTTCATCTACTTCTCCGGGTGCAATGTGCCCTGCGGCAATGAGGTTCCTGATCCACTGTGCCGCATACTTGTCGATCTCGTTGTAGTAGTTCATCGCAGCGCCATGAAGTCAATAGTCGTGCGCCCGTTCTCCACCGAGTCCACGACAAACACCGCGACTCCCTGGACCCGCAGGCGCTCGTGCTCACGGTCCTGTGCCGGTGTGACCTTGACACCCTCACGCTTGAACTCGATGAAGAACACCACACCCTTGGGCGTGATGAGCAGGCGATCAGGCACTGCGGCCCTTTCCGGCGAAGTGAACTTGTAGACCAGAAACCCATTGGACTTTGCGTAGTCGCAGACACTGCGCTCAATCTGTTTCTCAAGAAGGTTTGCCATTGCCTGTCTCCATGGTGTAGCGGGTCATTGCTGCTTCTCGACGGGTCTTGCCCTCGACCAGTCGCTCCACAAGCCCCCAGAACTCGTGAGCGTTGGGGCCGACCATCTCGGCCGCGTCGATCTCGCACTCGATCTGATACCACTCATCGAATGTCATCGTTCTTCTCCTTTGGTGTTGTGGCAACAAGGTGCCTGAGATGCTGGATCAGTTCGTGCTGATCCTGTAGTTTCAAATACGCCTCGGTGGCAAAGCGCACGAGGTTCTCGTGGGTCCAGGTGGCGAAGGTGGGGAGGTCGGGTTGCTCGGGGGTCATCGCAGTCCATTCGAGTCAAAGACAAAATTAACTTGAATCAACAACCTGCCAGTGATGATGTCTCGATGTGCCACGATCGTTGAGTCGATCCTGTCCCATTCAGGCATTGACACCTTGAAGTCCTTGTCCAATCGATCATTGATTCGAGCATGAAGACTCTTCAAAAACTCTTGCTCCACTGTGTATTCCGAATAACTCATGACATCCCCAGTACAAGTTTCTCGACCTCGCGCACGTAGTAGTCGAAGTCCACCGGCAGCCGACCAGCATCACTGATGTCGTTGCACACCTGAACCCCCCACCCGGACTCCACGCCTATGCGGCGCCACTCCTCCTTGCCCTTCAATGGCGGCATCCACTTGAAGAGGTGCCCACCACCCTTGGCGATGTAGTACCTCGTGATGTTCTGGATCCGCTCGTCTCCGCATGTCAGGAACGAGGACCGTGGCACCTTCGTCCGCAGCATGAAGTCCATCATCTCGGGCCACTGCTCCACGGTCTCGCGGATCGGTGCGCCTTCAAGCAGCACCTTCTCGGCCACCTTGGGCACCACGAGAGCCGAGTGGTTCTGGTGCCACTCAAGGTCGTGCTCATAGGCACCCTTGCGCTTCACCTTGCCGTCGTAGTACTGACCGATGTAGTTGTTGACATCGCGGATGCACATGCGCTGGTAGGTCATCTGCTCCAGCCTCAGTTTGGTCAACTTCTCCCAGTGCTCACAGACCATCTTGAGCGCAAAACTCGACCCGTGAGGCATGCGTACCGTGATGCCATCCGTGTTGCACTGGATCAACTGCACCCCGGGTACATTGAGCACGATGTTCTCGGCCAACAGGCACAGGAGCAACTGACCCGACAGGGTAATTGACATGGTGAACAGCGGGTCGTAGAACACCGAGAACACGTTGTTGCTGTCCCCGTAGACCCCGTTGAGCGCCAGCTTTAGCATCGCGTTCTCCGGTGAGCCCTTGGGGTGCTTCTTGCGCTCCTCGAACAGGTGCGAGTAGATGTCGACAAACGAGCGCCCCAGGTGCGCCGGATAGAACCCGTTGCTGATCGCCAGAGTGGGATAGTAGCTGGTGACATCGAGATCCACGATCACATGATCCTCGTCACTCTCAAGGATCTCGGACTCCACGGACCCATGGATGCCCCCGAGTCCGAAGACAAAGGTGAACCCGCGCACCGTGGCGGTCACATCGGTGAACACCCCCTTGGTCTCGGTGATCGTCTGGCTCTTCAGCCACTCCAGCATCCGCTGGAACTCAGGCTCTTGGAACGTGATCCACGGAAGGATGGCGTCACGCAGCGCGATGCTCGGGCGCTTGGTCTGTCGGGGCTGGCGACCCTGTGGGCCGTAGTCATAACACGCGACCCCTGCTGCCTCCAACTCCATGACGAAGTAGTCCTTGCCGATCTTCGTGTCGTTGTGGTTCATGAAGTTCCGCTGATACCGGTACGTCAGGTCAGCACGGAACCGGATCATGTCGAGACTTTTGAAGTAGAACTTCTTGGTCTCAAGGACATCGTGCCGGTTGTACTGCTTGAGCACGGGCACCTGCTCCAGCGTGAGGCTCGTGCCCACCGGGAACGGGAGGTCACTGATGTTGTCGGACCTCATGTTGAACTCCAACACCTTGAGCCCCGTGGACCGGGCCCGGTTGTCGAAATGGTGGATGAGGAACAGGTCAAGTTGGTCCACCAGGCGGTCGGTGGGCTTGACCTGGTGCATCCAGCGGTTGTCATCGTCCTGCGCCGTGATGATCGCCATGGCCTTGTCGTACAGGGTCCGTGCATCAGCGTGCCCCATGCGGCACAGGGTGTGCAGAATCGGGTAGTCGAAGCCGAGGCTGTTGAACCCCACCAGTCGGGCGTCGATACTCTTGAGCCAGTGCACCCACTCGATGATGGCTCGGGAGTCGTTGCGCCAGTCGCTGATCTCGAAAGACCACTCGATAGGCAGGTGCGCGTGTTGGGCGTTGATCGTGAAGACGTTGGGGTACGTCTCCAGATCAAACACTACGTCGTTCACCGCCCACCGAGGAACGAGGGCAGACCGGGGGATGCACCAAAGGGTGCAGCCGGCATCTGTGGCGCCGGGGCAAAGCCGCCCATGAACGCAGGCATCGCGGCCCCTGACGCACTTGGCCCCGTGGGTGCAGCGACGGCACCGAACAGGCCTGTAACGTCCACAGCACCCTCACCGAAGGCCGTGTCGTCCTTGAAGAACTGAACAGCCACCAAGTCGCAGCGGATGCCGTTGCCGTGCTTGTTCTTCTGCACCCAGGGCTTGATGGCAGCGTTGACCCTGCAGCCCCCGTACATCTTGCGGGCAATGGCCATGCACGCCATCGTGTTCGCGGGGTCGGCCGGTTGCCCGTTGTCCTGGATCATCTGGGGCTGACGATCCGACCCAGCGGTGATGTATATGTTGCCGGGGTAACCGTTCCAGGGCTTGAGAGTCTTCTGGGCAATTTTCTCATCACCCATACCAAAACACCGCAATCGCTTGTCCCCTTGGATCATCTGCATCACGGTGCTGGCATGCTCGGCAAACACGGTCGCCATCATCTTGCTGTATTGCTCGTAGAACTGCTTAAAACCAGCGTGGTTAGGTGGCATGATGAACTCGGCGTTGTAGTTAACCCGCTCTTTACCGGTGGTCTCATTCATCTGCCTCTGTGGCTCTGCGATGTTGGGGAAACTGAGACGAACGTCGCTCAGGAAAATGAGTTCTGACATGGATAACTCCAGTTGATTTACGAGAGCCACGAGGGCAGGGCTTCTGCCACCGGGGCTTGGGGGACCGCTGCGAACAGCGGCGAGGCATCCAGCACCACGGCAGGCCGGGAGTCGGATTCAGGGACCACGGTGAGCTTGCCAGCCACCTTGGCGATGTACTCGGTGTCCAGCGTCTTGAGTTGACGCTCGGACAACTGGGCCTGCACCTTCTCACCGGCTTTGGTCTTCTCCCACTTGAGTTTCTCGACCTTCGCGGGGGTGACAAGTTTGGTCTCCCAGATCACACCCTTGGGGATGCCCATGCCGGTGAGTTTGGTTGCCATCTCCTCCTCGGGCAGCGCCCAGGACCGCGAACCGCGCCCGTGCACCACCTTGAGCCCGGGGATCGCCTGGCCGGCCTTCAGGCGGCGCAGGGCCTCCTCCTCGACCGACTCGATCATCTGACGCACCAGAGGCGCGGCAAGCAGGATCTGGGCGATCTTCTCGGGGGTCATGGTGTTGGGGTCGAGGTCGGCAGCTTGCTGCGACAACTCGCTGACCGGGTTGACCGGCTGGTTCAAAACAGGGAAAGACATTCCCATCTCCTTTACCAAGTCGCCGGCCCGTTGCGAGCACGACTTGTGTTTACAGTATTTGCAATGACTCCCGGACACCAGGGGTGCATCGGGTTGATCGGTGGCTGCAGCGCCCGCGACGAATTTGCCAATCTTGCCCATGAGTTCGGGGATTGTCAAGTCGTGCGAGGTGATGATGGGCAGGCCCTTCAAGGCCATCTTCGGCTGGATGATCGTGGTCCGAACAGTCTGGAACCCGTAGTCGCCGTTGATGGGCAACTTGAGTTTCGCCAGTGCCCCGAGTGCGTAGAGTTCGAGTTGTGGGTTGTCCTTGGCCGTGACCTCGTTCATCCCGTCCTTGAAGTCGATGACCTCAAACTCCAGAGGGGTCGTGATCTGGACATCGGCCGTGCCACTCATGTCGTCGCGCCCGAGGAAGTGTGCCGGTTGGACCTTGGACTCCGCAACCACCTGACCCATGAACCCGGCCCGCTGGCGCACGTAACTCAAAGCCTGCGCCACCCGATCAGCCCGGGCTCGGTCAACCACGAACTCACCCTCGTGGTCCTTGAGTTTGATGCCGACCATCTTCAAGGGATCACCGTTGCCCTTGATGCAGTGCTCCAGCAGCGTGTGGCTGTGGGTGCCGTCAATGGCACCCGGGCCACTCGGAGGCTCGGGGTACTTCGCCTCCTCGCGCACAGACCCCGGGCACGCGAGCCAGCGGTATGCGCTGCTCGGGCTCAGTTTGGAGTGGGTGGTCTGGCTCATGGTCGGTACTCCGAAAGCCGTTCAAAGTAGGTGCGGCAGTAAAGGGTAAACGCGAAACACCGAACACCGGGAATCTTGGAAATCCACGGACAGTCGTCGCAAAACAATATCCATGGGTTCGCTGTCAGGTACTTTTGACGGTAGTCCACATCACCCCCGCTTCAGAGCCTCGACACCCGCGAACAGGGCACCGTACTGCTCGGGCTTGACATCGTTGATGTTGGCAACGCCGATGCTGGTCAGCACACCCTGGATACCGGCACCCTTGGTCGGACCCATCGACTTGTAGGCGTCCATGACGTAGGCAATCAGGCCCTGGCCATCTGCGAACGGGGCGCTGGGGGCAGCGGGTGCAGGCATCGCAAAGCTGGGCGGCGCGGGCATCTGCGGAGCGGCGGGTGCGGTGAACTGCGGGGCCACTGGTGCCTGCATCACGGGAGCGACAGGTGCGGCAGCTTGCGGTACAGTGGTTGCCCCGGCACGCAGAGCGGCGGTGAGTTCGGTAACGGCAGCGGTCAGGGCTGCGAGGGTTTGTTCAATCGACATGGTAAAGGTTCCTTTTGGTTGGGTTGGGTTGAATCACGAGACGCCCTTCAATGAAGGCATCGACGATCTCACGCATGACATCACTCGGCTTACCGAACTGCATTGCCTTACGGTGAAATTTGGTGCGACTGGACTTCGAGACCCTGACGGTCAGGAAGCAGTCTAGGTTTGGTTGCTTTGACATTTATTTCTCCGGTTCCGTTGCACAACTGTATCACGTTCGTGTACCATTGCAAGCACCGCAACGAAAATATTTTGGAGAAGTGATGTGAACCAGCCAAAAAGAAACCCGCCGAAGCGGGTTAAGGGGTCCAACACCCAGGAGAAAGCGATGACTAACGGGATGATTCTATGACACCAACGCCAGTCGCGCAACACCCATCGTCCGTTGAGACTTACATCCGCCACGGGTGGTCCCTCGTACCTATCCCCCCGGGCACCAAAGGCCCAGCGCACAAGGGATGGAACCTGAAACAGAGCGCCCTGACGCTGGAGCAGACCCTGCCCCCGGGGTACGGCATCGGCCTGGCGCACGCCTACTCGGGCACCATGGCGCTGGACATCGACAACTGGGACCGCGC